AATGGAAGTAGTCTATTAGCCATTTTATTTTTCCTCTATTTTAGTATTGAATGTTTACGTTGTCCTTCGAGAAAGCTTGTTTAAATTTTTCCCTTAAAGTTAGTTGGTCTTGAGTTGCATCGCCATTATTGTTGGCAACCACCTCTTCTTCGATTTCTGCATTTTCGATAGCTTCTTCAACAACCTCTTCGGTTGATTCTTCTGCTACTTCTTCTGTAGATTCGCTTGCGGAAGAAAGTTCAGAAATTCTCTTTTGAACTTGCTCTTCAACTTTAGCTGCAATAGCTTTTTGTTGTTCTTCCTTAAAAGATTTTGTTTTGTGTTTCCACATTACAGAAAGTTTTTCCTTATACTCAGCATAAGCTTCTTCTGTGGAATCAAGTGATTTAAGATCAGAAGCAAGAACGACTCGATCTTCGTCTTCTAATTCGAAAAGATCATCAAGTGCGCTCATTCTGTCGTTAAACTTCTCGGAAGCTTCTTTTGCAGCAGCTTCAGTTTTGAGAAGCTCAACTTGCTGATTCATTGCTGCGATTTCTTCTTTTAAAGATTCAATGGTCTTCTTAGACTCTTCGGAAGCTTGAACGAGTTCTTCGTTTGCTTTTCCCATTTCTTCTTTGTCTGCTTGCCACTGGTCATTCTTTTGAATGATAGCGTCATGAAAAACTTTAGTGATGTTGGCAATAGCCTCTTCAGAAAGTTTCTTAGACGAAGCTTGAGCTTCTAAGGTTTCTTTTACTTGGTTTAAAATTTCTTGTTCCATAATGATATTAGGTTTTAAGTTCTTGCTTAAATTTACATCGTGTTTATGTAAATGGGAACTTTTTATTTTTTTTATTTCGATTTTTTCATAGCTGGAGCTTTCTCCGCTATCTTTTAATTTAAACTCTCGGATGCTTTTTTCGTCTACAGTTAAACCCTTTACGGCGGCCGCTGGATTAGCTGTGAAGCCGATCCCAAGAGGATAAACATCTCCAACGATCAAGCGATGAACTTCTTCTCCGTCGTCGTTTCTTCCGTTTCCTCCGTATGCCTTAAGAAATTGTTTATTTTCTTCTTTACCTTCTTCGTCTTCGATGATCTTCGCATCTTTTAAATTGTCACTTCCAACGGCAATTACATAATCATTGAATCCAATTTCCCAGCTCGCTGATACTTTTTGATAAAGCTCATCCTCTTCATCTACTGATTTTTGAACGAGTTCTGCAAATTCGGGATTAACCGTTTTATATACAACAGAAGATAATGCAATATTAAAAGGCTCATCACTTGCAGCCGCTTCTTCTTCGCTCATCAATTCGTTTGTTCCGTATTTAGAGAATGAAGCTCCTACGATATGTCCAACCACTTTCTTTCTTTGATGCTCTATATTAGTGGGCTTGTGAATGAAGTAGTCTTTTATAGCTATTGCGGTCTCGGTATCGATTCCATCTCCATTCTTATTGAACATATTTGCTACAGCGCCGTTAAATGCTACTCCAACTAAATCAATATTCTTTCCAAAATCAATATCTTCTGGTATCAAGTCCCTTAAAGATTCAACAGACGCTAAAGACTCAATCTGTTCGCTTTTCGGGCTAGAAGCTACAACACTTTCAGAAAACTTACATATATACTTAAAAGGTAAACTCATATTAATATATTAATACACAAGATTATTTATTATCAATATTTATTTTTTTACTATGATAAAGTATAGAAGCAGGATAAGATACAATTTCATGCTGTTCAGAAATATCTAAAACATCAGATAAAATATTTAATTTTTCAATATTATTAAAATCTTCAATACAAGAGCTTAATGCTTTTTCCCATTGGTCATGTTCTGTTGACATAACTATGCTTTCTGTTAATGTATCTATAATGCCTTTGTGTTCTTTAGATAATCTTTTCTTTCCGTAGTGGTTCTTTAGCGCCGATTCAGCTTGCTTGCGTAAAGCTTCAATGTTGTAAACCACTTCCTGGATATTCTTTCTACTGTGAACTTCGTCCGAGGCGAATACTCCACTAGGCTTGGTTGTTGTTCCTGCTGGTCTGCCATTGTCTTTTTTTACAGCAGGCTTTCCTGGTTGAGGCTGTCCTGGCTGAGGAGGAGGCGGTCCCTTTTTCATTTGTTCCTGAGATACCTTTTGCTGCTCCATACTCATCTCATGCTGCTCTTCCTTCATTTCTTGATCCTCTTCGTTTAGAATAGGCTGAGATGCAGATAGCGGAGTGTAAAACCCTTTCTCTCTATCTTCGACAAATCTTTCTTGCGCTGGGCGAAGATCTTGAGGATCTGGGTAAACGCCTTTCTTTAGGGCGGTCATTCCTTGTTCTGGAGTTATGATTCCCATCTCGATTAACCTGGACGTTACTCTTTGTAGTTGCACTTCATCCTTGATATCTATCTCTACGAATTTCGCCGTTGGAAAATTCTTAAAACCCATTGCTTGACAAACTTTCTTTATCTGGGGCTGCATAAAGTCATTAAGAAATGCACTTCTAGCTTCTTTTAATCTCTCTAGAAATATCTGAGCTTTTACTTGAGTGCTTGAGTAATTCTCTTTGCCCACAATGATGTTCTGCAAACCTTCCTTGATGTCTTCGTTTACTATTTGGTACTTAGTCGGGCCTAGAACCTTATTTAGATCAGGTATAACAAATTCCGCCTTGGTTGTATAGTCTGCAATCAACGCACGTCCAATGCTTTCATTTTGAAAGAGGGATTGCATTGCTTTTAAATTATTTGGATTAACTCCTCCTTTGTCTGGAGTATTTCCCATTGTCACCAATAAGATTACATTTTCAATGGTACGAGTTATGGCTTGATCTATTTTCTTTAACTCCATTTTCCAATTTATATCATCAAGTACAGAGAAACCAAAAGGAATAGCAAAAGGCTCATAATCTTGTTTTTTATAAAAAGAAAAAATTAATTTATTAGGATCTAAATCAACCATGATTCCGTCTGACATCCACTGGTTCTGCTTTATCTTATCTTTAGCGTCTTTAGGTAATGCATTAAACATTTCCTGGTCGTAGTCGGACTGAGGAAACTTCAACTTCTCTATGTCGTACTCACTTAGTATTTTTTTATAGATGCCATTCTTTGCGCTGAAAGTTAAGGCTCTGTCAGCCACAAAGTCATATGGGTTTAAAAATATATAGCCAACAGGTATTTTCTTGGATCCGATGTTTTTACTTTCTGCCCCATAAACCTGATTCAGTTTAATTAAATCTTCTGTAGTGAACTTGCCGTCCAGCTTGTACATGAAAACATTTCCTGACCTATAATACTCCCTGAAGTATTGATCCTTTAATTTCCATATGTTTATCTTCTGCATCCATTTGTCTATAAATATCTTGGCTTTCTCTGAGCCTCCGTCTAAATAAATGTCTGAATTTGAGAACTCGGCCATTACGTCTATAGCATTCCTGAAGATTGGTACATTCGCATAAGCTTTTTGACAAAGTTCAATAGAAATCCTTGGGCTTACATAAGAATCCTTGTACGAGTACGGCAACCCCAGACTGTCGATATTCGCATACTTGTTTGCCTTGGGTGGTTTTGTTGCCCTGTTTGATCTGTAACGAGTTCCTTCTTCTCCTTCTATTTGGCCTACGTTTCTAGAGTAATTTGCCTCGGCATAATAAGACTCTCCCGCTGTAGCTGGTTTTACTTCTTGAGTACTTTCGGCTTTACTTAATAAAGAATTTAAATCTTCTTTTTCTGCCTGACCCGCAGTTGCGTTGAATTTACTCCAGTATTCTGATTTCTTATTATATTTTCTTGGCATATTATATAGTACACCAAATCCTTTGAAAGTCCATCCAAAGTTGCAAAGTTAACTTTGACTTTACTTTAAACCATGATCGGAATAAACGTTGAATCAACATGCGCCTTCTTGGCATTTATCATGTCGTAATACGTCTTGATCATCCAATTCCCAAGAACCAAAGCTGAATAAGAATCCTTCCTTGTTTTACTTGGCCCGCTTTGCCTTCTTAGGTTTGACGGCAATCCAAAAGTTTGAGTTCCTTGGGGCGTAGAAGTTACCTGTATCAATGCACATTGATTTTTAGTATAGTTAACCATGTCCCATTGATGATCCAAGAAATCTATTAGCTTTGCTCCGCCGCTACTTTTCAAAAACTCTTTCTGATTGGGCACAAATGTTAAATCGTCTATAGGTACTTTTTTCTTTAATTGCATATGATAATTATCATCCAATGGCCTAGAACCAAACCATATTCTTTTGTGGTCTAAGTTAGCCTGCAAAAGTTCATTAGACTTTCGAATCCAGTCAGAATTGGCTTTCCTTAGTATACATATTTTTCTATCTTTTAAATTGTATTGCATTTTCAGCTCCCTGAGCCCTTCCTGGTAATGCTCCGTATTATCAAGGTCAGCAGAGATTTCCTGTATATTTATATTACTTTTATTAAATTGCTCACTAGCATTAGCTCCCTGCAAAAATTGTACACCTCCACCATAGTCTCCAACAATAGCAACAATATTAAAATGAGTCAATAAGTAATGAAAGTAATTAATATGATCCTGCATCTTTAAACCAGGAACAGCATAACTATGAATTAAAGTACCAGATTTTGTATTATCATTTAATTTAAATAATTGCATAGCGAAATCGTCAGAGCTTTCACTCTCTGCCCAACTTGGGTCAAATGCTAACAAATATTTACAATCTCTATCTCCAGCAAGCTCCATGCAGGGAGTCTCTCCATCAGGTACAGTACATGCAGCCATTGTGGACGTCTTAAAGAACCCTGAGCTGTCGTCTGTAAATATAGCATTAAACTCTCGGTCAAACTGAGATTGACTCATTGTTTGCTTTGATTGATTGATCAAGTTTTGATCGTAAAGAGCCTCAGGAGCCACATCATAACTAAAATGCATTATAACTCTTTTTGAAGTATCTATGGAGCCTGGATGTGTTCCGTCTAGGATTAGATTCTCAAATGTCTCGTACACCTTGTATAAATATTCAAACTTATAACTAGCAGAGGATAATGCTATCAATTTATTGTTCGGCCATTGGTATCTATCCTCTTCCTTCATTTTGCCCTTAGCTATCATTTGATCTTCTAGCTTCCTGACCTTCTCTCTTTCGGTAGGGTTTTGAACAACACTAAGGAACGGCAAAATAACCTCATTGTAAATATGCTCTGGCATCAAAAGAAACTCATCAATAATAATTCTATGAAACCTAAAACCACGCAACTTCGAACCATCGCCCAAAGGTAAAGCAATAATTTTAGATTCTCCAATCTCTAGGGTCCACTGGTCGTTTTTCTTTGATTTCTTTGTTATGCATTGCGCTAAAAATGCAGCTTCTGGTTTTCTTGCTATATCCTCAATCTTTTCAAATATCATCTTCGACTGCCTGAACGTGGCGGCCATAATACCTATCTGCACTCCCTGATTAAATATCGCATCCAGGAAAGCATATATAGCAGTACTAAAAGACTTAGACATTCCTCGACTCCATATACCAAGAAAGTAATCTGTTTCCAGCATCGATTTGATGGCTAAATGTTGAAAAGGAAAAAGATCCACTCCAGCTATTAAGTTGGTTGTAAAAGTTACATTATCCCTAAGGAAATTATGAAGCAAAATCTTTGCGTCTGGTTCGTCCAGATACCCTTTAATCTTCAACATTTCATCGTTGACGTTAATCTCCTTGTCGTTGTTTGCTAGTTTGCCTTCTTGCCAAGTCATTGTTTATCTATAAAGTATTGTAAGTCCGTTCCCCATAATTTTTTACCATATACCAAAAGCTTGGGTATCATTTCTTCTGATTGCTTCCTTCCTCCAGTAAAAATAAATTGACATTTTTTAGCGAATTTATGCATGAGTAATCTCATGTTGTGCCAGATGTATGGAAGGTTTGATTGCCTAGGTCCGTACATATTGTTTTTTATAATCGCTTCTATCGAACTTTCGACTACTATAAAAATATATGCATCAAATTCTTGCGCCCTTTCAAGCTCTCTAGTGAATCTCTTAAACCCTGTAGTCATTGTGCCCTTGAAGTCTGATTCGCTTTTCCTGTCAACATAAGTATAGTCGTAATGCGGCGCGCCAACAGCGTAATCGCCAAAATCCAATTTCATAGACATGGAGTTGTTAAACTTTAATGGTTGCTGCTCACGAGTGTCTATCAGTATGTTAATATCATCTAATTCTATATTTCTTTCAAAAAAACCTTTCATTATATTTTTATCCAATAATGGTTTAATTTTTATATCATTGCATGCTTGCGAATAAGAACCAAAAAAATACTTATACATATCCATTGATGGCAAGTCATGAAGAAGAAGTTCCAGGTGGCACGGAGCATATGCCAATTCCTTGCCCGTAACGCGCTGCTGAAGGCGTTTTAATATATATTCCTTAACTTCCTCCTTGTCGGCACCTAAAGCCCATTTACGAAGGTTTCCCTGCGACACAAAATCAATATTAAAATAATCATCTTTATTTTTAAATTCTAATAATTCATTAGTTAATTTATCCCGACGCTGATAAATATTAACATAATATTCAGCAAGAGGAATTTTATGCGTCTTGGGAATGTGCAAGTGCAAGCCTCTTTCATTCTTGAAAGATTTATTACATACTTTACATTCGCAAGTCATCTATAAACAAAAATAAGCCACTACAAAATGCAGTGACCTATTTCCATGCGCAATTAAGCAAAAAAATATATTAAGCAACAACTTCAGTCTCTGCGACTTCAGCTTCACCTGATTCGTTTTCTGCGGCTTCTGCGTCAGCTTTTTCGATATGTTCAACTAACTTCTCTTTGTCTTCGTCGGACATCTTGTCCAACTCAGTGTTAGCTAATTGAATCGAGTAGCTTTTTGCCGCCTCAATTAGGCCGTTAAGGTTTAACTGATTGAGAATGGAAGTTCCAAGGGTCTCAATCATTTTATCTCTGATAATTTTATCGCTCATAATTATTTAAATTTTATTTTATAT